AATCTTGAAAAAGAAGCAATGGCAAAGATCGCCATTGTCGACGAGCTAATCCATCACATCACGCTCGCGCACGCGCGGGCGTCCGACCTTCCGCGCGGCGGCGCGCTCGTCGCCGTGCTCTGCGGCGTTCACGCCGAACTCGTCAGCCACAAAGCCGCGTGCCTCCACGTGATCGCTGAGGCGAACGCCATTCAACGCGAGTCGAAGGAAGTCGCCGCATGAGCGCCGCTATCCTGACACTCATCATCGGCGGCGTCTGGCTGCTCGCCGCGCTCGCCGCTATCGGCATCGTTCGTGGGGGATCCGATAATGTCCGCTGTTCGCACTGAAGTCGCCGTCTGCGTTGAGCACATCATTATGGGCTATGCGGCCGATATTCATTGGAGCAACGGCGACCATGAGCGCTCTTTCCTGACGCTTGAGGAACGCACGGAGCACACGACAGACAGCCGCATGTTTTCGGCCGTGTTCTCGCCGCTGATCGCCTGCGCGACGAACCAGGCGTGCGCCTGGCTCGTCGACGGCACGTCACCCGGCCCGTTTATCACTGGCGACCGCGCGATAGCTATGCGCTATCTCGATATCGGTTGCGATGTCACGTCACTCGGGAGACCGCAATGAAACGCGCGAAGCCGCATATCTGGTTCGATGGCGAAAAGTGGCGAATGACCCCATTTGGCACGAGCCGCACCAATGCGCCGTCGCCGTACACACGCGCAATGCATTTCTGCCGCGTCATGAACGAGAAACGCGCGATGCAGTATTTTACGCGGGGCTGACTTTACGCTAAACTTACCGGGCCGCTACGCGCGGCCCTTTCACTTTTGGAGAATCGAATAATGGCAACCGCAAAGAAGCGCGCCGGCAACGACATGGTTCGTGTCGCCTGCAAACTGCCCCAAGGCATGACGATCGTCATTCCGCCAGTCGGCGATAATCGCGAAAAGCGGATCAAGCTGCACGGCCGCTATTCGCGATTCGCCGTCGCCGAGCACGGCATGACGAACATTTCGGCCGATGACTGGCTCGCGATTCAGATGTGCCACGCCGACGCGCTTTGGCTGCAAAACGAGCACGTCTTCGCGCTGCCCGACGCCGACAGCGTCGCGGACAAGGCCGAAGAGCGCGCGGACGTCAACGCTGGATTCAACAAAATCGATCCGAAGAATCCGAACGAAACGCGCGGCGCGAGTATCATTCAGCCGGAAGGCACCGCCGACCTGCCGCCGACGCGTTAAACGCAACATCACGGAGATAGGCCGCTATGGCTGTCATCACATTCGACCCGTCTGACTTCAAGGCGACCTATCCCGAGTTTTCATCGGTGAGCGACGCGCGCTGTACGATCATGTTCACGATCGCCGAGCAATCGATACTCGACAACACAGACGGCTCGCCCGTCATGGACGTCGACTATCGGACGCAGCTTTTCTACATGCTCATCGCGCACCTGCTGCTGATCTTTGGCGTCTCCGATACGCCAACGGCGAACAACACGCCGCCGGGCCGCATCAGCAATGCGACCGAAGGCACAGTTAGCTTCGCGAGCGAGTACAAGGTGCCGGAAGGCTCGATGATGGCCGCGTGGTTCCTGCAGACGAAGTACGGCGCGATGTATTGGACCGTTACGGCGCGCTTCCGCTCAGCGACGTATATCGCCCTCGGCGGCTCGGGCGTCGGCTACTCGAAGGCGTTCGGCGTGCCGGTGCCGAACATTCCGGGCGGCATCTAATGTTTCAGTTCGTCGACGCCCTGCGCAAACTCGGGTCACTGATCGCGGCTTTCGGCCGCTTTCAGCGCTGGGTGTCACGCAAATGACTGTCACGCGGCGCGGGCTCAAGCTGCCGGAAAGCCTCGACTATCAATCGATGGGCGTGAAAGCCGGCGTACTCGAAAACGCGACCTATCCGCCGTTGATGGTGCGCAATGCGAAGACGGGCAAAGACTTTCCTGACCCGCGCGCCGGCATGCACGTCGCGACAATCGCCGCAGCGCTCGAATATGGCACGTCAAAAATGCCCGCCAGGCCGTTTATGCAGACGACTGTCGCCGCGCATAGGCAAGAATGGGCCGACGGCGTGGTGACGCTTCTGACGAACGGAATGTCGCTCTCTGAGGCGTTCATGATGATCGGCCAAGTCATGAAAGAAGACATTCAGCACACGATCAATTCTTGGCCTGCGGACAACAAAGAAGATTGGGCCGAAGTCAAGGGCTTTAACAAAGGGCTGATTTGGACGTCGCACCTGCTGAAGTCGATTGAATCCGAAGTGATCGACGACAACGGCGACCCATTAGGATTGTTCGCATGAAGAAATGGCTACCTTTGCCCGGATATGAGGGCATTTATGAAATTGGCGACAACGGCCAGGTCAAAGCGCTCGCGCGCGTCACGGAGCGCAACGGGCGGCCGTACCGTAAGAAAGAGCGCATTCTGAAACCGGGTGTGCACACTGGCGGGTATCACTTTGTCATCTTGTACACGGGCGATGGCGAGCACGAACAGCGTTACGTGCATCGACTCGTGATGCAGACTTTCTGCCCGGTCGACAACGGCCTGCAAGTGAATCACAAGAATCTAGATAAGACCGACAATCGCCTAGAAAATCTCGAATGGGTGACGCCCGGCGAGAATCAAGGGCACGCGCGAGGGCGCGGTCGGTTTCACGGCAGAACTAATGCGCGCTTTCACCGGAAACTGACACCGGCGCAGGTCGACCAAATCCTGATCGCACCGGGCTCGTCTGAAGAAGTTGCCGCGCAATTTGGTGTCTCGGGGTCTATGATTCTGCACATCCGAAACGGCCGCAGGTGGGTACAGCCATGAATCTCAACTTTCACGCGATCGTGCGCGGCGCGATCACTGCGCTAAACGAAGACACGCCCGGCACGGTCTACGTGTCGACCGGACGTACGAACGTGCGCGGCATCCTGACGCCGACATTTACGCCGGTCGCGGCTATGCTGCAAATGCAGGCACAGAAGCATGATCCGCTGCGGCACGAGGAAGGCGTCCAGCGCGATGCGAGCTATCTGACGGTCTACGCCTACGGCAACTTTTCCGACTTGGATCGGCCTTCGAACAATGGCGGTTCAGTCGTGTACGTACCGGGCCCGTCGAATCGCGCCGGCTGGTATCTCGTCACGCAGGTATTGGAATGGTGGGGCGAGAATCAGCCGTCTTGGTGCGCGCTCGAAGTGACGCAGCAGCTTAACGCGGCGACGATCGCCGATTACGTCAAGAACATCGCGAACGGAGCGAACCCGGTATGAGCGCCGCGCTACTCAACACTGAAGACCAGGCGTTTGACGCGCTTTGGGGCTTTATCGCTTCGCTGTTCGATTCGAGCTATGCGGCGAACATTTTCAAGGGCTATCAGAACCAGACCGCGACGCCGAACCAGTCGACATCCGGGCTCGGCTCGTACATCGTAATCAATCCCGGCATCAAGCAGCGACAGGACCAGGCGCGGCGCGATTATGTGCCGTCGACGCTCGACCCGACGACGGGCGTCGTCAACGTCACACGCGGCACGACGTACAGCTATCAGGTGGATTGTTACGGGCAAGACGGCGCGAACAACGCCGACATCATCACGATCGCCTGGCGCTCGTTGTGGGCGTGCGATCAGCTTGACGGGTCGATTATCACGCCGCTGTACGCCGACGAGCCGGATCAATTGAATCTCGTCAACGGCGAAAACCAGTACGAGCAGCGCTTCATGTGCAAGCTGTACCTGCAGACGAACACCGTCGTCAGCCTGCCTCAAGACTTCTTTATCGACGCGGTGCCGACAGAAATTATCGTCGCCGACGACCTGCCGCTAACTTGACATTGGCTTGACTCCGTGATGCTTTTCCGTTAATGGTTTTGCTGATAGAATCGCCGCAGCAATAGCCTTTATCAATCGGGCGCGCGCCCGACACACGGAGCCACAATGAGCACAATCCCTATTTCGCAAGTCGTGCAAATGACGCCTGGCGTCATTGCCGCAGGCGGCGCGCCCTCGCGACTTTCGGGCCTCGTCTTCACGCAGGACGCCAGCATTCCGCCGGGCACGCCGAAAAGCTTCTTTACGGCCGCCGACGTCTCGAAGTGGTTCGGTCCGAATGCGCCGGAAACGACAATCGCGAATGGCTATTTCCCCGGCATCGTCAACGGCGGCCAACTGCCGTACGTGCTGAAATTCTCGGGCTACGCGGCAACCGCAACGCCGGCCGGTTCGTACGGCGCGCAGCTTGGCTCGCTCACCCTCGCGCAACTTCAGGCGTTCACCGGCACGCTAATCGTCACCGTCGGCGGCACGCTCGCGACGTCGAGCAGCATCAACCTTTCGGCCGCAACGTCGTTCGCAAACGCCGCGACGATCATGCAGGCCGCTTTCACGACGCCGAATTTCGCGATTGCCTACGATGCGCAGCGCGGGCGCTTCACGCTGCTCTCGACCGCGACCGGCAACGCCGCGACGTCGACGGACGTGAGCGGCACGCTCGCGGCAAACGTCGGCCTGTCGCAAGCCTCGGGCGCGACGATCGTCACCGCCGGCACGAACGTCGACACGCCGGCAACTGCGCTTTCGCGCACGATCCAATTCGACACGAATTGGGGCACTTTCACGACGGCTTGGGCTGCCGTGATCGCCGATCGCGAAGCGTTCGCGACCGCAAACAGCGGTTTGGGCTATCAGTATCTGTACGTTGCGTGGGACGTCGAAGCCGCTTCGATCCAGGCAAATAACGCCGCATCGTTCGGCGCAATCGCGTTC